CTCACCAGGTCCAGCGTTCGTAACAATATTTCCTGGAGAAGTTCTGCCCTGAGCATACAAAGCAGCTTGGCTTTCATTGTCTCTATAAGTGGATGTAATGAGGAGTTCAATTCCAGCATCCTTGCATAAGGAGATGAATTGTTCGACTTTGGATTTGACTTCTGGGAGTAGTTCATCTAGTGAGCGTGAGTTAATCATTTGACTTGGTCCGTAGGTGTTGATTTGTGGAGCATAGCGTCCTTGGCTTGTGAACCAGCAGAGCTACCGAAGTAAAAGGCAATGACACCTGTCCATGCTGTGCCTAGGCTACCTAGCATAAGGAGGAGAGCGTCTGACGTTTTGAACTGCTCGGTCATCAATCCGTATAAGATGCCAAAAAACCCGATGGTGACCATAATAGCAAGGACGGGAGGAATAAAGGAGTGCGTATTTGTTTGCATCTCCCTTGCGGACTTTCGGTCAGCCACCGCCAACTGTTCAAAGTCTAATCCCAGCTCTTGAGCCTTAGCCTTGAGCGCTATTTCCGCTTGCTGAACGCTTGCAATTTGCTCAGAAGTGAGTTTGCCATCGTCAAGCATTTTTTTTGCATCGTCTTGAGAAACTCCAAGAACCTTTGAAACTGCTTCATACGCTAATCCTCCGAATGGTCCACCAAGAGCGGTGGCAATAGTTGGTGCAATCGTTTTTAGCCAATCCATATCAATCCTTACAGTATTTGGGTAAATATCCTGTCTCTCTAAACAGGTTGTAACACTCTATCTCTTTGCTATTTTCTTCGAATTTCCTGTAAAACTCAATATACCAACGTTCTTCTCTCTTGCGTTCCTCTGTCCAAATGTGTATCTGGTACATCAAACCGCCAATGGTAAACGCAACAACGAAAACAGCAATACAGATTGCAACTCCCACTTTGACGTTTCCTGCTCGTATACGCCTTTCGTGTGATTCGAGCAATTCCTTTTTTTTTGAGCTTTGTCCAGCGCCTCTTGTTCCTTTACTAGCCTGGTTCTCTCTGCTTCAAACTCTGTCCAGACCGAACCTAACTCAGGAGGTGACTCGTAGACAAGCATCTGTCTTAAATCGTACTCAGCCTGTTCTAGTTGCTTCTTACGCAACACGTTCTCTAGGGCTATGGCTTGCAGTGACTTACCCTTGGGCGGATTCTTCTTCAGCTCTGCGTCTGCCTTCTTAGCCTGGTCTTGATGGTCAAAAAAAGAGCCAAGTGCACCACTCAGCTCATTTACTATACCAACAACCTCCCCGCCTGTTTGCTTGATTTCCTTATAGGCAGCCACTCCGCTTTTTACAGCAGAGAACGCCATCATCGCCAACGTAAACGGGTCTATTTAGAACCCCTCACCAGGGCAAACATAAACAGATGCGTTTGCTGAGTCTCCAATAACTTTGGCATAGACGTTGGCAGTCGGACCTACTTGTAACCACGTTACAACCTTATAAGAATAGGGCGGTAAAGTAATTACATTAGAAGGACCTGTATCTGGCAATGAGACATTAAAAGAATTAGACGCACTTATCTGTACATATACCGCAGCACTGGTATCAGAGTTTGACAAATAGAATTGTTGGCAAGGACTGGTAGCCGTGATGGTAAATACGTTAGATTGCGTGTTGGCAGCACCTGTGACCGAAACCTTTACGGTCGGCCCCATGGGCTGAAAAGGAATATTATTAGCCATTAGTACACCTTCTTACCGCCACCAGATGTAGGTGATTTCTTAGTGTTGTAAGTAGGCGTACCAGAGAAGTCAAAGACAGAACGGAAGCCACCTTTAGGCAACTGACCAGGAGTCCAGCGTTCCATATCAGCAGTGCCATCTCTAGGCAACTGTGGGCGTGTAGACTTGGCTATCTGCTGGTTAACCTCATGAGGTCTCTGGTGCTTAGAGTTAGCCATGTGGCTATTCTCATAAGCGTCACTCGGACTCATCGGGTTGATATTTCGGTTGTTGCTTGGCATTACTTCTCTCCTTGTTGGTTACCACCAGGTACGAAAACATTACGAATATACTCAAAGTTGCGACTCTTGTCCAATCCCCCGCCCACATTGTGTAGCAAGCCAGTCCGCAACTCATCGACAACGCCAATATCGTTATCAATCGGTCTGAGATGACTTCTAACGCTAGACGAATTAAAGTTACTGAATCCATGATTACCCCCTGAATGTTTAAAGGTAATCATATTATCATATATCCTTATCGTCTTCCTCGTCTGCGTGGTCAAAGAACCCTGAACCGTATTCATCATCCGACACTTTTGCTTTCAAAGCCTCCAGTTTCAGAGCACGGTCCACCACTTTCATTTTTTCTGTGATGGAAGCGGTATCGTCAGCCATGACAATCGTCAAAAGCTGATTTATATGTTTTTCTAACTCAGGGTTAAGCCCTTTATCTTTTTTCTTGCTCATCTGCAACCCCATCTACGTCTAGCTGCTTTTCCACGTTCTCCAGACCAACTCTTAGACCTGGCGCAAAAGGACTTGTGACGTGGACCAGACTTCTGAGGCGCTTTTAGATTGCTTCCTGTGGCACGGTTGTACTTAGCTCTGCCTTTAGCGGTGAGTCCACCACCAGCAGCAACAGACTGTTTCTCACCCCTGCCAACAGATAAATTAGGTTTTTTGTCGCTCATCTTTTAGCCTTTCTTTTGGCTGATTTTTTGGGCTTACGAGCCGTTGACAAAGCGATAGCAATAATTTGCTTCCTGGGGCGACCGCCTTCTTTTGTGAGTTTGCTAATGTTTTCTGAAATGACTTCACGGCTTTTACCTTTCTTGAGTGGCATCATTGTTCTCCAGGTTTTTTCTTTTGCTGGGTATAAAGAAGTGATGGCGCAAGAGTTTGTCCTGTTGCCAAAATGTCTCCAGTTTTAGTTCTGATTTTTGGTTGCATCATGGTTTGCAAAGCCTCTGCAAGGGGGTTTTGTGTTAAACCTTCGTAAAGAGCTTTAGCTGCATTAACTGTTGTAAATTTTGGTTCTTGAAAAACACCAGCAAATTCACCTAAATTTTTATATAAAGGATTTTGAGTTGGCTGACCACCCGTGCGTCTTGCAATTTCTTCTGACAACTTGTTTATTGGTATTTGTTTGCCTTCTGTTAAAGCATTTTTCTCAACCATATCTCTTATGGTTGCATAAGCATGGTAATTTTCTCTCCATGTTTTATATTCTTTACGTGCAGCACCAGTAAGATTCGCTTCTGCCAGGTTATTTAGCGATTTATTAAGTTTGCTTAAAAGCGCAGCTTCAGGACCTTCTGCTGTTCTTAAATAACTATTTACTTCTGTTATTGCGTTTTTAAGATTCATAGCGTCAAAAGTTTGACCCACTAAAGAACCTCCTACCCGTTGACCTCCAATATTTTTTTCTAAAATTGTTTTTACTACGTTGGCTTTGTCACCATAAAAACTAGTTGCTTCGTTTGATAAATTGGCAATCTCAGAATTAAATTGAGGGTCAGTTGTAAATGTTTTACCAGAAAACAAATTTGTAACTTTTTTACCAAGCTCGTCACCTGTGTTTTTAACCCATTGACCATCCACTACAGTTGATGGAAACCCAGTTTTTTCTGTCGCCATTTGCGTAGATTTTTGTAAATTTCTTATGTTGGCTTGTGGCGTTTCTCCATGACCATATTTCATGCCTTGCTGAGTTTTAGCTCCACTTCCGACCTCAAAAAATTCATTTGCTTTTTTAGCTGCATCAGATAAATATTTTTCACTGTATCCTAATGCTCTACCAGAAACATCTCTTATAAGTTGACCGGAACCTCCTCCAGCTATTTCTGCTATTGGCTGATATTCTTTTGGAACTCCGATTTCTTCAGCAGCTTGACCAGCTCCTGTCGCCAGTACAGCAGAACCCAAAGCAGGTAATGCTCCTACACCCGTCATAGCAAAAGGTAAAGCAGTAGTAACATTTCTTGCGGTCCGTCTTGTGAGTCTTTCAGGAAATGTTTGTGGTTCAGGAATACCTGCAGATTTTGCAAGTTTTTCACCAACAAATGGTATTGCTTCTAATGCCCCTCCTGCAACTTGTTCTGCTCCCGCAGCAAATCCCGTCTTTGGAGCAGGAGGTTCTGCTAAAAGATTACGACCTTTGGGAGAAGATTCATCTGCTAATAAGTTAATCCCAGCCATCTTTACCTCCGTCTTCTTCAATCTTGAAACCTTTTGCTTTTAACTTTTCTTTAGTTTCATCTATGGTTAATCCAGTTTGTTTTGCAGTTTCTTCAATGTCGGCTTTAGACGCAATCTTTTGAGGCGCTCTTTCTTTTACATAATTAGTAAATAATTCTGGAGTATTTGCTTGATGCAATGGGAATAATTGAGGATTGTTGTGCCTCTCAACGTTCAGTCCGTATGCTTGCAAATTACCATTATTTTCTTGTTCACGCTGCCTAATAACTTCTAACAAAGTTTCAGGTCTTGACGCTTGGTCATACAAGTCTTGGAATTTTCTGTCTAAGAAAACAGAACCTCTTTGACCAGAAGACTGCACGTCAGCAAGAGCCAACGAAAACAATTTCTTTTGTAACACTTTTGCGTTTTGAGCAGCGTCTGCTGTAATTTGACCGCTTTGTGCAGCTTTGTCGATAGCATTGTCAACCAATGTTGATTTATCTTGAGCTGCTTTGTTTTCATCTTCATTTTGAATACTTTTAATAGCATCCATACGAAGTGCATTTTTAATAACCGCAAGAGCGCCAACAGCATCTTTGTTTTTAGCTACAAAATCTGCGACTTCTTCAGATTGTTGAATAGCCCTGTAAGAACCGTATATTCTGTTTTTGTCAGTAGGACTTGCCCCGACCAATGTTGCAGCAGTTCCATCTGGATACTCTAAAGCCATGTTTCTAAGTTGAGGACCTAAAGCATCTAGTTGTTTCTGGTCTTTTCGAGCAGCAGCTGCTGTTAATTTTAATTTTTCAAGTTGTGTTTGACGACTGTATTCCAAATCTTTTTCACGTTGTTTCTCAACGACTGATAAAGCATTTTCTGCTACTTTTTGATTGTCTTGTACTTGGTTGTAAGCGTCAGTATAACGACCTTGTGCTACTTGAGCTTTGATAATATCGCTACCAGACCTAATTGCTGCCAGATGAGCAGCTTGTTGACCAGCCTCTTTATCTGTTTGCATTAACTTAATAGCGTCTTCCATTTCTTGCCTGAGAGTTTTCTGCTTCTCAACCAATACTTTAAAGTTTTTATCAAACTCGTCTTTTTCTTTTTTGTACAGGTCTTCACGACCTTTGCGATGACCTTCTAACATTCCGTTCATAGCGGACAACGCTGCTTGAGAATTGCCTTTTGCTCCCACGGCAAATCCAAGAATGTTGGTTAAAGTGAACAAAAGTCCTAAATCACCTGCGTCTTCTTTAGAAGGGACAAACGCAGGTAATGGGTTGGCAGCCATTTCTGATTTATATTGTTCTCTAGCTTGACGTTCTTGTTGAGCACCTTTTTGGAAAGCCTCAGACACTCCTGTTGCTTCTGTTTCAGCTTGAGTTTGTTTTGCTTGTAATTCTTCACCTTTGGCTTTTGTAGCTTCCGATGACAATTCTGCTTTTTTACGCAAAAAAGGAGCTTCCATGCCCATAATATCGTTAACAGACAATCTTCCCCCAGATTTGATGGGAGGCACATCTACAGTAGTGTCTATTTGTTTATCTTCAATAGCCATGATTAACCTCCGCTAGGAACAGTAATTGTTGTAGAGGTTTGCTGACCAGGCAATCCAGTAGCTCCTGCAACAGTTCTAGCAATGTTCTGAGCATAACTAGAAGTAAGCTGATTGATGTATTGGTCAGCTTGAATACCAGTTTGAATAGCGCCTTGAGCAATCTTATCGCCCCTGCCTTGTAATTGAATTCCAAGATTCATTTGCTGACTTAATAAGTTCTGAGTCAAATTGGCTATTTGAGTAGCTGCTTGAGCTGCGCCTACACCGCCCCTAGCTTCAGCTCCTTGTGCCAACTGTGCACGTGCAGCCTGTAGAGTCTGCTGGTTAGCAGGAGTGAGCTGACCCTGGTTAGACAACTGTTGTAACTGCTGACCTTGTTGTTGATAAGGTGCAGCCATGGCTTGCAACTGTTGTTTAGCTTGAGCAGCATCTTGTTGAGCTTTTCTAACTGCGTTAGCGCCTAGCAAAGATTGAACACCACCAATACCTAATGCAGCAGAAGTCTTTGGGTCTAATCCTGTTACAGCCGATTTAGCCTTTTCAAACAAAGACTGTTCAGGCGCTTGAGGCTGAGGAGCGGGAGTTTCTGTAGCAGGACCTTGGAAGATGTTGGGGACACCAGCCGATTGAGCTGCTAGGTTTTCTTGAGCAATTTCAGATTTTCTGAAGTCTGCTTGAGGAGTTTTAGACGCATCAATAGATGGAGTAATTCCTTGTTGCTGAACAGGAGCATTTAAATAAACATCTCCAGCCGTTGTAGCAGGAGGCAGTTCTGTTGGCGTTCCAGACGAAGGTGTAGAAACAGGAGAAGAAACTGCTTCAGAAGTGATAGGAGCTGGTTCGGTAGCAGGAGATGCCCCAGATATTTGTAAACTATCTTCTAGCTCGTAAGACGGAATACCCTCTGGAGTAATACGCCCAGAACCACCTCTACTCTTAAGTAACGCAGCTTCTTCTTCATTGATGAAGGCAAGTTTGTGCCCAGGAGGAGCTTTTGCTTGAAGCAATTTAGCAATCTGGCGAACATCTCCGCCCATGCCTGTCATTTTTCTAATTGCACTCATAGATTTAAGCCTTCCTTCAATGATGTATATTTATCGCCCCATGCCAACTCTGGCGCTTTACCTGTGCTAGGATCTAGCTCAGTACCTCCAGGTGAGCCTCCTGTTGTACTAGATGTTGTACCCGTTGTACCCGCAGAAGTACCTGTAGCGTTTGTGCCAATAGCTCCAAGTCCGCTACCTTTAGGTCCAATCAATCCTAAACCATAGCCAAATATACTTTGTAACGCATTTTGAGCGTCTAAAGACAATCCAGGCGTTGTTTGTGGTTCAGCAGTTACAGTTTCTTGGGGACTACCAGACAGATTGTACTGAGACAATCCTCCTGGGGTAATAGTATCCGCAGCATTTTGATAAGCAGGAATAAGCGTGCCGTCTGAACCCGCTCTCATTTGAGAAGGATACGTTGCGTAGGCAGCAAAAGACGCAGGAAGAACTACGTTAGGGTCTCCAATAATTCCTAAGCCACCTTCTGTGGGAATCATTGGTTCGCCACTACTGTTTAACCTAGAAACTAAGTTTCCTTGCGTAGAATCTCCGCCTGTTAATGGGTTTGCAACGTTATAAGTTGACGGAGGAAGAACCTCTCCTCCAGGGGTCATCTCAGCGGGTTGTTGCAACAAGTTGTAATTTGCTAACTCGGTAGGAGCTGTAGAAATTAACGGAGTTGTCAACGATGTACTATTTGGACCGTAACTTACTGGAGTTTCGGTCATCGGGTTTACTACCGTTGGCGCAGGAGGCGTTGTATCTGTCGGCTGAGTTACGTTTGGTGCACCACCAAGTCCAGTTCCCGCCATTGCGCCAGGAGAATTAACGGAAGATACACCTTGTGCAGCAGCAGAAGAAATACCGCCTATGGCAGCACCTTTTTCTATAGCCTGAGCTACGTTTTGACCTGTTAACGCAGCGTCTGCGCCAGAAGCAAGACCTTGGCTAACTGCACTTACGACAGGACTTAAACTACCAGCTGCAGCGCCAGGAACAGGCGTTGACAACACAGACGCTACGCTAGAACCAGGGTTATTACTAATAATTGCGTTAGCAGCTTCATTAGTTCCTGTAGAAACAATACTGCCAACTGCAGCATTTTGGATAGCCGTTTGTACAGGAACACCAGCAGCAACTTGCGTGGCAGCACTAAGACTACCCGCTGCAATAGCGGTAGCAGTTGCAGTAGAAACACCTAATCCAGCAGCAATAGACGGAGCAAGAGCCTCGGCAGCCCCTGGAATTGATGCAGCAGCAGCAATCTCTAGTAACGTTGTGGGATTACTTAAAGCATCCGTCAGTGAATTAAAAAATCCTCCGCTTCCGCCTCCGCTATCCTTAAGCATAGCGTTTTCTGTGTTAATAGAATTTTGAGCAGAAGTTTCTCCAGCTTTTATTTGAGAGTTAATTTGGTCAGAACTTACTCCATTACTAGCCAAATATTGTTCAGCAGATTTTATTGCTGATAACCGAACTTGAGGTTGACCTAGTCCCAACGTCTCATCTACAACATAATTTGCAACTTGTGTTGATAATTGATTTTCAACAAAAGAAACAGGATTGGTCATTCCTTGATTTATGGCTAATTGAGCGTGCTTTACTTTTGTAAAGGTATCGTCTCCTTGAGACCCCACTAATAAGCTATTAACATAATCAGCCAATAACGGAACAGAATTTATCTGGTCTTGCGTGTAATTTGTGCCTAAATATCCTGTTGCCATTACACGACTCCTAATGCTTGCGCTATCTGTTGATGAATGTCTTGGTGTACACCTAGCCAATCATAAAAGTCGTCTTCAACGTTAAAATCAGCATCTAGCAACTGAAACGGGTTATCCAGGCTAAGAATAGTTGCCAAAGACTCGTGCATCTGATTGTGAAGAAGTAACCAGTCATCAATGTTAGACGGGTCTATTTCTTCTATAGGGTAAAAAGGAGTAACAATGCCACGACTGTTGAGTGTTTGATAAAACAGTTCATGTTGCAAATAGTTTTCAAACGCAAGCCTACCGAGACCTTGGACATCCCCAAATTCTACGTAGGCTAAGTCGTCTTGATTGATAGATTTACCCTGCCTTATCTGCTTTGTTATCTAGCTTGTTGAAAATCTGTTTACAAATATCTTTAATCTCATCAATATCTCTGTGATAGTCTTCTTTTGTAACATAATCTTTTGGCATATCACGAACATCTGCGTCCAAACGTTCTATAGCTTTGGTTATGTTGTTTAGTACCCATCCAGCTAAGAAAGCTGCAGTCGTTACGACAATATCAAATAGTTGTTGTAATTCCATGTTTTATTGAGCGTAATAAGGCACTTTCACGACAGTGCCATTCAAGTCAAACAGCATATATCCTTGCGGTACAAGCGGGATACTAGCCGTTGACATTGTGGCATTGGCGTTAGTTGTAGCAGTGTGATTGATTGTTTGTACGTTTTGTGTACCAGCGTTAATTGTTACGTTACCGCTTGTAATTGTTACGTTAGAAAGAGTTAAGTTGCCAACACTAGACGTTGTTGAGCCTAATGTTATTGTTGCGTTTCCTAAAGTAGCTGTTGAATTAGACAAATAGCTATTTGGAAATGTTGCACCTAATGCGTTAATAGTAATGGTGTTGTTACCATTTAACGTCATCGCATCTGTTGTTGCGTTATTTCCTACAAAGTGAACAGCATTATTAGTAATAGTGCCAATAACCAAATCCGCATTTCCTGAATAAGCGTAAACAACATTAGAGTTATAAAACCTTCCAGTTCCAGAATAGGTGCTAGATGTAATTCCAAAATCACCGTAGGCAGTACCAGTATCATTGACAACCGCAAAATCAGTAGACGCTTGATTAGCGTTGCTGAGATTTTGTGCAACTATCTGTACGTAACTGTTAACACTTGAAGCATAAGACGCAACAACACCTGTGTCTGAATAAGATAAATTGCCATAAGAAAATACGCCAATATTTGAACTTGATAATATATTTCCTGTGCCAACAAAAGAATTGGCTGTGACCGTGTTATCACTAATTGTTCCGCCTGTAATAGTTACGTTAGCAAGCGTCAGATTACCAATGCTAGATACAGTGTTGCCTAAAGATACAGACGTATTGCCTATAGTTACAGAACTGTTGCTCAAGTAGCTATTGGGGAATGTAGACGCAACAGAAGTAATATTGGCGTTGACTACAGTAGCGTTACTAATAGTTACGTTAGCAATATTACCGCTGAGTACGTTAACGTTACTGAAAGATACGTTGTTCTCAGTAGTACCGTTAATAATAACGTTGTTGAGAGTGAGGTTAGATAAAGTCGTAGTAGTGCTTTGTGAAGTAATAATAGTATTACCCAGAGTAATTGGAAACCCTGAATTACCACCACTTGAACTACTTACGGTCTTTAACATTGTAATCCTTTAGTATCAATCGCCATCGCCAGGCGTTATGTATATCGTTGCATTTGCAGTTGTAGCATTTGCAGTAAAGTAAGCATTAGGCACAAACGTAATAATCTCGTCTGTACCTGGCAATAATGGCAAGCAATTAGACTGCGTACTTGTTGGTACAACAGCACCAGAAGAAGCTAACGCAGAAGTCTGACCATATCCCAAAATAACAGTCACAGAACCGCTATTGATAATACGGTACTGGTTACCGCCTAATGTTGCAGACGGTACTTGTACGGGAGCAGGAGCAGTTGTAGTAGCCGTGATGACTACTGTGTTACCGCAAGGGGAGAATGGGGCGCTGACTGACATATTACTGTCCAAATTGTCTTTTATTTGCTTGTTCAGCTTGATAAGCAGACACTACTTCAGATGTCCACAAAGCTGTAGCAATAGATTGAACTTTAGGGTCTTGAGTTGATACATCTTGACCTGGAACACATACCCAACGAGAAAATGTTCTGGTAAGTTCTTCGTTGTCTTTTAAAATAATTTCAGCTTGACGAACTTGTAATTGTCCGTCTGCCAAAACTTCTATTTTGTCAATTACTGTTGATGTTGAAATTGTCATAATATTTCCTAATTAAGATGTGAAGTACGAAAATTGTAATGGGCCTATTTGCGAAGCATTAAGAAAATTGGAATCATTCAACGTAGTAGATGCAGTATTTGAATATGAAAAAAGATCTGCAACTGTTCCATTCGTTTCTCCGTAAGCAGATACACCATAATTTAAAGCTGGCAGCCCCATGTTTGCATAATAAAAAGCAGAAAAAGAAGAATAATTCCCAGAGGCGTTGTAAATGGTAAATGGCAAACCCGTAATTTTTGCATTACCAGTGCTAGAGCCTTTACTGCTTAATGTAAAGTATCCAGTACAAACAACTAGCCGTCCTATCTTTGTGTATTTACCCGTTTGAAGAGCATAAGTAATTCCTGTTGTTCCGCCACCAAAAGAAATGCCAGGAGTCCACGCTCCTTCTTCATAATCGTTTAGTAACGCACTTGAGGCGTTGTTGAAATAAATACCATTTGTTCCGGATGCAAATGTAATATTGTTACTAACACCTGTAATTGTTGGATTTTGTAAAGTTAAATTACCCACAATAGTTGTGGTATTTCCTAATCCTACAGTAGCGTTACCCAATGTTGCATTTGTAGCAAAGTTGGCATCTAGTTGCGACAAAGGTATAGACGTAGTTGCAGTGGCAAAGGTATAGGGTACACCAGACATATTAGAACCTCACTCTTAATTCGTGTTCAAACTCAAACGTATTTACTACAAAACCCGCATTATTGGAAGTCATGGTGAGTCCCAAATACTTACCGTACTGCGAGGCATCCGATTTATACAAGTAATACCCTGTGGATAACAGCCACTGTATAACAGCGCTACTGTTATTTACCCATGATATTACCTGAGAATTGTTATTTAGCCAAGAAACTCCAGCGTCAGACAATGTGTACGCTGGACTAGCTCCTTGCTCAGAATCCACCGTAACTTGGAATACTCCACCCGTTGTTAACGTGGCTTCTACTGCAAATTTTAACGCTTGCTTGGTCCTTATAGGGTCGCCCATATCTTGCAAAGCCGTCTGAATGTAACTTGCAATATTATTCGTTGAATTGTTGTAAAACTGATATAGCGCATTAGACGTATTTGTACCGTAAAGGTTTACTTTTCCGCCTATAGGCGCAGAAGTAACATACGGAATCTGTCCTTGATACGTAATAAACCATTTTTTCTCAAAAAACACGGCCTGAATGTACCTAGAACCACCGAATCCAAAAGGACACCCGCTAGTAACGTAAAAATTAAACACGGCACACAAAATGTTGTTCAGCAGTGCCTGTCCAGCCGTTACTGGCTTTGTAAAGTCTATATAAGGGAAAATACCGTCTAGTGGGTCGCTAATCTTGGTAGTCGTAGAACCCACAAGGGCGTACACACCATAGTCGTTCAGAAATAATACAGACCTGAAGTACGGGAATATGGCGTAAATACGCTTAGAACCGATAGAAGCAGAGACGTTGGTATTGGTAAATACGGTACTTCCTGTAGAAGTGACCTGTAAGTTACTGAATACGTTGATACTATCATCACCAAAGATGTACAAGAAGTTATTGGCTGATAGCAAAGCCTGAATATTGCCGTGCAGAGTCGAATCTGTCAGATTAAACGCTACGGCAGACACAGAACTAAAGTCTGTTGGGCTAACCGCACTAGAAGCATAGACTGTCCGACCTGCTGCTACCCAAACACGGCCTGAGAACGTGGCTACATCCACAATTCCGTTGGTATTGACAATAGCAGTAGCGGTTGCGTTGGCAGTGACGTTGGCTGTATACCCGTTAGCAAAGCTCACGGTAGGCGCTGAAGTGTATCCAGAGCCAGGATTGTTCATAATAACCTGGGTTACAGCGTTTCCAGAAACGATTGCAGTGCCGTTAGCGCCTGAACCACCTCCACCAGTGAAGGTAACGTAGAAAGACCCGTTAGCACCGTATCCAAAGCCCCCAGAATTGATTAAAACCGAGACTGTGCCAGTAGCAAAGGTTGTAAGTTGGGCGATAGCTGTAGCGTTTGTTGTCGCTCCACCGCCTTTAATCGTAATTGACGGAGGTGACGTGTACCCAGAACCCGCATTTGTAAGCACAACCGTGTTTACGGTGTTAGCAGTAGTAATCGTAGCCACTGCAGTAGCCTGTACTCCTCCCGACTGGTTAGGTGCGCCAATAATCACGTCAGGAGCAGCCGTATAACCAGCTCCAGGATTGGTAATACCGATAACACCTATAGAACCTATGGCTACAAGGTTGCCTCCATCCCACTCATAAAGACCTTTTACGGGGTCTCCAATGTACAGATTGGTGTTCTGATACTGTGCAGAGCTAATTCCAGTGCCTGTAAACGTCCCCGCAGAAGCAATATTGCCCTTGATAGAGGTAGTCAGGTCAAAATACTGCATTGACCCGTCTGTCTGGGCTGCAACAATGTAATCGTCATTGATATTGGCGCTTGTCAAATAACTGACAACGTTAGAGAAGACTACAGCATTACCTGACGAGTTATTGACAGTCGTAGATTGAGGCGTAATACGCAAATTACCCGAACCAACGGGCATGGCGTTTTCTAGCCAATAAAACTCATCTTTTTCGATTGCCGTGCGATTGGCTTTGGTGTCAATTCCTCTGAATTGTTTAATAACCGCATAGCTTTTCTTTTGCTCTGCTGCTGCCATTCCTAACCTCCACTACTATAGGGGTTCGGAATCCTTCTTGTATAGGTACTGTTGAGTACGTTCAAGACATGTTTGTTGTATTCTTGTTTAAATATCTCAGCTTCACCGTAAGATTGTTCGTAAAACTTAGCTTTGTAGGCAGAGTAATATTGAACACAGGTTGACCAAGGGTCTAATATCTGGTCTACGGCTGTAGGTGTACTCAAAGATAGAGCTGTCGGTAAAATGACAGTATCTAGCTCAATGTAGTAGCTTTGGTCGGGTACAGGCGCAATGTAAATCTGTTGCTGACCGTAGACAGAGAAACAAATAGGTCTGCCTACATAATTTTGCCAATACCGTAATTGAGCAGTGAAATCAGACCAAGGCAGATAACGCATAGGTATACGACTGTTGCCCCAATACAGGTTAATACCAAGAATATCAATGGTGTTAATGCTGTTAGGAAGTGCTTGAAACGGAATAATCTCAGCGTTTTGAACGTAGAGCAAAGTTGCAGTACCGTCTGCGAAAGGAGTAGATGGGGGAAAAATATTAGAGCCAGTAGGGTACGCAGGGGCTGACGAGCCAGATGTTCCCGAAGTCTGGTACTGGTAAATGTAAATATTGCTCCAAACATATTGCCCCGCAGTTACGGCAGTGTTAGCCACCCACGGAGTTGCGGGTGTCTGATTTGTGTTTGAGCTGGTGTAAGGGTTGTAGGATGCTATAGGCGTAGACGTATTTTGAACCGTCCGTAAGCATCCTGTGTCTCTAACTAATCTTTCTCTCGCCTCGTTAATGTAATTTGTTAACTGAGACTGCGACCAAAAGTTATTGTTGGAGTCATGCAACAGATTTTCAACTTGATAAAGGTAATCATTGAGCGTTGGCATGAAGCGTCCATAGTTAAGCTACCCGTCTTTCAGAGGATTTCCCCCCAACGGATTTTTCAACCCGAAGGGGTACAACTCCTACAGCCGAGGGTAACGAGCTGTTTTTTCCTGGCTTCACAGTTGTTATTTCAAA